AGATTGATGTCAGCCTCTTTGAGAAGGTTGTTAAACTCCTCTTCTTTTTCTTTCTTGGCCTCTCCGAGAAGACTAAAAAATTCTGTGAGTTCTGGTGATTTCATTTATCATCTTCTTTTTGTTTCTTAATCAATTTTGATAACTCAGCCGTTGAACCAACAAACAATGCGTTGGTTACATTAGTGGGGCCTTTGTTTGGATCTTGTTCAAGATCCTTCATTTTTTGTTGAAGATCAATAAGTTTATCTGTTGTATCTGCGACTGCTTTGATTGTTGTTGCAGCAACTTCATATGCTCTCGCAGAATCAGATTCTTGTGCTAATTCTAATATACCATTTACAGCTTCTTGACCTTTCTCAACAAGAGAATATAAATTTGCACGACTATATTCATAGTCTTTTTCGGAATCATTTTGATCACTTGTTTTCAGTTGATTCTTTCGAGGTTCAATCTTATCGTTTTCAACGACCTCTGTATCAACATTAAGTGCTTCCTCGATAGAATCAAAATTTTTCATAATTCTCCTAGATATCTATACCTTGAGATGGACTATACTTTTTACCATCACTAAAGAATGACGATGTTTCATTGAATCCAAAGTCATCACCAAATTCAATTAATGCATCATCTGCTGTGTTAAGAACACCGATTGGTGCATTATGTTCATGTTTAGCAGCAATCGTATTATCATGACCACGGAATACGGTGACGTTTTGACCACTGATACTTCTAATCTTCATGATTTCAGTATCAATGATAATTCTTTGATTTGCAGCAAGATCAGTAGTTGAACTCACTTTAAACTGTGTGACCTTCGCAGAAATTGCTCCATCAACGACAGTTGCCTCATCACCATCATAATTTTCTTTGGCAGCTGGTGTTGCACTATATCTGATATTACGTCTAGCAGTAACTGTATTTGTACTAGTGTAGTAATCAACATCAACCTTCTTGATAAGACCTTCTGGATTATCTGCAACGGGGCCGAATAGATAAGTCTTCGCAGTAAATCCTAAAGTATAAACAATAGTTCTACGAGTCTCAAAACTACCTTCATACTGATCACTTTGATTTATACTTTCTAAAACAATTGGTATATCTTTTTTCTCACCAATTGAATCAATTAGATTAATTGTAATATTAAATGATGGTTGAAAGTATGGTACTATTTGTTCTAATATCTGTAATGCATCATCACTTAACTTAGCCATAATACTAAGTTCAAATGCAACATTATATGGAACAGGCATATAAACTTTCTTTGCAGTTGTTCCACCCTTTGCAAGAAAAGTTTGTGCAATTCCTGTTTTACGAGTTGGATCATATTGTATTCCCTGCATTTCAAAAGATAATCTGGGAAGAGTTATTGCGATCTCTCTTTCTAAATCTGGTTGTTGTTGAATTCTTGCCAAAAATTTCTGCATTGGCCCATACGCCAAAGGAACTTTCATGACACTGAAGTTTGAGCCACTCGTATCCTTATGTCGGATGTTAATATTATTAAAGAGAGTTCCGAAACCGATAACTGTCTTTCTTAATATTTCATGGTAGAAGTAAGTACCTAACATATCAAAGCTTTCTAACTATTTAGAATGTTCCGAACGGATTGCCTTCAGAGAAGTCCAAAATGGCATCAGCCTCGGACTCAAAGTTTGCATTATCATTATATTGATTCGCTTTAAACTCATCATTTGGATAACTATTTGGTTGATCATAATTCACAGATTCAATGATATAAACCGCACCAGATTCATTACCTGTAATTCTTTCACCAACTTGGAATTGCATTGCAGTTAGCATACTGACATCAAGAGTTCTAGAACTTTCATCCCATACCTTGACTCTTGCAGTTTCACCAGAACTTGAGGATACTTGAACTGTTTCATTAAAGATATAATTACCATCTGCAATCGTTGATGCAACACCAATTGATATTGTTGGTGCAACAGTATATCCAGCACCAGCGTTACTAATTCTCACAGATCGAATCGTTCCACCAACCATGACTGCTTCCGCAGTTGCATTAGTTCCTCCTTCAGGAGCAGTTCCAATCGCAACATTTGGAGTTGTAGTGTAACCTGATCCTCCAGAGGTGATGGTAACAATACCTACAGAACCTAGAGATGTGATGCCAGCAGTCGCTATACCCGTGCCTGGCACGGTTATGGTGGGTATTCCTATGTATCCACTGCCAGGATTGATTAAAAGAATTCTGTCGATAGATTTACCAGTTGCAATACCTGTTCTCTCTGTCATGATCGCAACCGCAGTTGCTTCTGTTCCTACAGATGTTGTGATACCAATTGTAGGTGCAGCAGCATATCCAAATCCATCATTCTGTAAAAATATCTGTTGAACTCCACCAAAGACTACAGTTGTATTTGCAGTTGCGGTGCTACCTATACCAGCAAGTATTAGTCTTGCAGAATAACCATCTGTTTGAACAACCTTATCGATTGTTTCAATATTAGTATCGATAACTTCATCTTCATATTCAAATACTTCACATGTAAGTTGATAAGTATAATTCTTTCTTAATTGATAATTTGGTTTTTCAAACTCAACATATTTAATCTCAAATAATTTTTTACCCAAAGGTGCAAATATCAAATCACCTTCTCTTGGTCGGTTTGATATTTCATAATCATCTTCTTGTTTTTCTAAAAAGGGTGCGACTGACTCTTCAAACCTTTCTCTTGAGATTACAAATGTCGCTTCTGTGGTAACTCGAATACCAAATTTTGTCAATATATCTCCTTGTCCAGCATATCCATCAACATTCATGAGATATGCTTCGAGAGGAAATGCCTGATCAAATCTTGATTCAGTCACTTCTCTCATAATGGTTCTAGATGTCATTAACTTTCGAGGAATGTAATGACACTCCTGTCCGTACATTCTTAACTGTTCATTAATTAAGTCTTGTACTAAACCTTGTTCTGACTCAGAACCCTGTAGGAAAAAAGGATTTAACATTATCCAATCATATCTAGTGGAGGCATTTCATAATCACTTGACATCTTAGCTCTGATTTCATCCAACTCTCTGACACCATCATCATAGATTTGACGACCATTAAGTTGAATACCGCCAGGCAATTGAACTCCTTGGAATTTAATCAAGTTTTGACCCCACTGTTTTTTACATAATGCTGTGAAATATCTTTTCAAAAATGGATCATTATACACTTTTGTAAAATCATTCGGATCTAAGATTCTAAAACAATCAATAACAAAGAAATCATCCACGTTTAAGACACCAAAATCTGCATCGATATATAAACGATCTTGACGAATATTAAATCTATATCTCATATCAGGATTCAGTAGAAAACTTATATCCTCAAGATAAGTCTGAACCATTGTATATTGAAGAAGATCAACAGATCCAAAAGCATATAAGTCATTCAAGAACAACTGATATCGAATATTAAACAGTCCATCATAAACTGTGTCTGATCTAATTTTAAATATCTGATTAACTCCAATCACTGATGGTGGCATCTGTAGATAGTTTTGATTCTCTTCAAAATCAAAACTTGTTGATAATCCAACTGTTGATGTCCCAGTGGTTGTTGTAATACCTAAGTTTGTATTTCCACCTCTCGCTTGACCTCTATCAATATCATCTTGTGTAATTTTATATTTTAAATACATTCTTGTGATACCATCATAGTGTCTTTCTTGATACACTTGCACAGCATCATCTAACAGATCAGAGAATTGCTCATCTGCAACGTTAATTTCTAAGACAGGAAATCCAAGCTGTCTTTTTGCGTAATCTATTAAACCTTCTCTCGAACTTGGTTGAGCCATTCTTCACCTCTAAGTTGAAATACCTGTTCTGACAAGAACATTACCCTCTATAATTTTAAAGAAAGTAGAACCAGAACTCACATTGACATCATACAGATATCTACCTTCAGCTAAACTTCTGGTTACTGTTGAACCCATAGACAGAGTAACTTTTCCGTCTGTGTCTCCAAGTGATACGCCAAAAGTATTTGCAGTTCCAATCGAAGACTTTTTCATATTGCTTGTTCCAGTATAGTTAGTAAAATTTATACTTGAACCAGCAGAAGTTTTGATTGTAAAAGTGGTGTTAAAATCAGCACCAGAAAATATGGTTAGATTTACACCCATTGGAACGGCAACATCTGGATCAAATGTGATTACCTGTTGTGCCATTTTTTTAATTATTTAGTTTCTGAACAAGAGTAGATAGAAGATCCTTAATATCTCCCAACTCACTCTTTACATTATCAAGATCTTCTTTCATTTGATCTAACTCATTATTTTTATTTTTGACGACCTTTTTACGTTTCATATAATCAAGATAAGCCTTCTTATCACGATTGACAATCGCTGTTGAGTCTGAATCTCGATAGAGTCCAGACTTACCTTCAACTGGAGTATAATGTGACATTATGCTAGTGCGATTGCTCTAAGATCTTTGATGAAAGGTGGTTGTGCCTGATTTGTTCCAACCATATCAATCTTAATTTGGAATTTAGTAAATGGTGATATATCCTCAATTGTGAATTCATAATCTTTAAATTCTTCAGAAAGAGCTGGAGTCACATTATCATCAGGTTTTCCATTGTTATTTGACTTATTAATAATATTACCGAACTGATCAATATTATCGAAGCCAGGGAATAGTTCAAAGTCTCTATCCATACTATTTTCACTAGATCCTTCAGTAATTGTTTTGAAGAATACACGAATATCAGAACTATTTCTTCGATAAGAAGCAAACTGAACTTTAATAGTTGTTGCTGGATTTTCTAGAATTACAAGATTTGAAACATAAGATGATGCACAAGGATCGTCACCTGTTTGATTTACTCTTGAATCAGATGCAAAATTAGTGACAGGACTATTGATTCTATTTGTAGTTAATATTGTACTAACTCTATCTAAGTCAATCACAGGTGAAACATTTGGATTATCACTTGATAATAGAACTTCAAATGTCATTGATTTATTGCCAGGCAAATCAGATAGTTGTCTGCTTTCATTTACTTTAGATGCGATCATTCGAGGTGTTTCAAAATGATTTTGATCATCGATTGTAATTGATTCAAATCCTTGATCTACGAAGGATGTTTCAGATCCATCAATACTTGTTGCTGAAACTGTTCTAACTCTAGCTGCAACGGATGTTCCATTTGGTGTGATAGTTTGAACATTAGGT